GACTTGATCCAGGTAGAGATGCAGATGAACACAAAATGCTAATAGATTCCTGATCTACTTTAATTTTTTTGCTCACAGCGTTTCCCACTTTTTCTGGAAGAGGTATATTGACCTTGTAAAGTGATGTCAGAGATGGACTGAGAATTGTATTCTTTAAGTCAGCAATACTTTTCTTGTTAATTGACACTGCTAAATATTTTTTTAGAATGTTTATATACTATGTATGGGAGAAAGTAAGAAAAGTATTTACCGACCCTCATTTCCTCAAAAATATAATGGAAATGTAAGCAATATTATCTGTAGAAGTAATTGGGAAAGAAAGTTTTGTAAATGGTGTGACACAAATCCAAATATATTAGAGTGGAGTTCAGAAGAATTATGGATTCGTTATATATCACCAGTTGATAATAAATCTCATAGATACTTTCCAGATTTTATAATTAAAGTTAAAGAGTCTGATGGGAAAGTTAAAAGGTATTTGATTGAAGTAAAACCAAAGAAACAAACAAAGCCACCAGTACAAAAGAAGAAATCTAAAAAATCATATATCTATGAGTGTACAACCTATGCAGTGAATCAAGCGAAGTGGAAAGCAGCAAAAGAATGGTGTGATGATCGCAAAATAGAATTTAAACTTATCACAGAAGAAGAATTAGGTCTATGAATTTCTTTAAAGAAATAAACAGAGCCACTATAAAAGGATCATATGATAGGGCTGTTCAAATCACAAAAGCAGTTAGAAGAAGTGTAAGGGGATTTGTATCTAATAGAAAGTTAGGAGAAATTTCAAATACATCGGTTCCAACAGAACATAATATTCTAACAAAAAACAAAATCCTTCCAGTTATTGATGATCTATTGAATGATAATATGTCGATAGATCAAAGAATGGATCTACTATTGAAAACACTTGGGACAGAAAGACAAACCTATTTTCCACAGATTGGTAGATATTATACTTACAAGTATATGGTAACAACAAAGCAAGAGAAGTGGGACTATCATCCTTTGATCATTTGCAATGGGTATACAAAATCTGGATGGAAAGGTATCAGTATGCACTGGGATGAATTTAGAGATTACTCATTCAAAGGACTACAAACTCCTCTATATGAAATTTATGACGAAGAACTTAAATATGTTATTGACGTAGACTATATGAAAATTGTATTTTCATAAGATAAATAAATAAAAAAACTCATATCCAAATGGCAAAAAGAAGCGTTGGAGACAAAATAAATGTCCATAGATTTGGATACGAAAGAGAGGATGGAAACAGTGATGATCGCACATCAACAATATCATATGGACGTGGTGACAATAAAAAAACGATAGACCTAAGTGTTGTTGTAATTTCTGAGATGAAGGTAGAAGAGGTGGATGCAGATGGAAATGCCACAAAGTTAAAACAAACAAAAAAAGAAACTGCAGTAATTTATGACTGTGAAACTTATACTATAAAAGGAAATAGAACTACAGGTGACCGGGAGTTTAAGCGTGCAGTAAGTCAAGAAAACATTGATAATGGTAAGTGCAAAAAGATAGCATCTAAGATAAAACATCCAAAAGGACATGATGATTATAATGAAGAGACAAACAATAGATGGATCTTCGAAGATGATGTAGATGTTCCTGAGGTTTTTAAGGATGAATTGTTGGCAGGAGGAGCTACTACTGCATCTAAAAGCTTAGCAGAAATTGAAGACAATAATTTAAAAGGTAGCTCTAAAACACAACAAGATGAACTAAACAGTGATGATCCAGAAGTAAAAGCTGCTGCTGAGGAACTGAATAAAAAGAGTGAATTAGATGATGGTAGCGCAGTAGCAACTTCTAATGGTTTAAATGCTCTACGCAATATAGAAAAAGAAAGAAGAGATGGTCGCTATACAAGTAGTGGGGGAATAAAATTTCCAGCAGACTTAAATAATAAGGATCAGGCAAAAAAACAAGACTATATTGAATTTAAAATTTATGAGTATAGTCCTAAAAAATTATCTTCAACCAATCCAGGTCAGATTGGCCTTGGGGATACAAGAGTTACAGAAATAGGGGAAGGAAAAGGAAAAAGACAAGAAAAGGGAACAATAATATTACCAATACCAGGAAATATTCAAGATAGTAATGGAGTAGAGTGGGCAAAGGGAGATATAAATCCACTTCAAGCAGAAGTAGCATCTGCTGCCTTAGGACTTATTAGTGGCGGAGAAAATTTGCAGGGAGTGACAGATAGATTTGTAGAAAAAGTAAGGAATAATACTGCACTAGGAGATGCTAGAACTGTCACTGCAAATTTCTTTGCTGCAAGAGCGACTAGAACAAAAGGTCTCCTTAGTAGAGCAACTGGAGCAATAATCAATCCAAATTCAGAATTGTTATTCAGGGGTCCAAAGCTTAGAACATTCAACTTTTCATATGAACTTTCTGCTAGGAATGGTGAGGATGCTAAAGCAATAGTATCTATCATTAGAGCATTTAAACAAGCATCCTCAGTGCAAAAATCAAAAACAAGAATATTTCTAGGAGCTCCATGCACCTTCACAATTAAATACATGAATGCTAATGGTAATCAACATAAGTTTATTGGGAAAATAAAAGAATGTGCTTTGACTAATATTGCAGTTAACTATGCACCAGCACAATATTCAACATACGTTGATGGACATATGACAAAATACAATCTAACTTTACAATTCCAAGAACTTGAACCAATACACAATAGTGATTATGATGAAGATAACAAGAACATGGATTCAATAGGATACTAAAATGTCAAACTATTTTTCAAAACTACCAAACTTTGAATATGTAAGTCGTCTTCCTGATGCGAAGATATCCGACTATATTGCTGTAAAGAACTTATTTAAACGTGGAGCAATTCCAGAAGATATCCTAGATACTGTTGCACTATTCACCAAGTATCAGATTAGGGGAGATGATAGACCAGATAATGTAGCATTCTTCGAATACGGTGATGAGGATTTAGATTGGATCGTGCTGGCATGTAATAATATTATAAACATACAATCAGAATGGCCTATGACACAGGAGGTATTTAATGATTATCTTCTAAACAAGTATGGATCGTATGAAAATATGTATGAAATTCATCATTACGAAACTATAGAGTTGAGGACATTCGATGGGTTGCTAATTCTTGAAGGTGGATTGATTGTAGATGAAGACTTCACATTCACACATAGTTACGGAGATGTTCAGACACACTCTCCAGTGACTACTGTGACAAATTATGAATACGAAGAAATGCTAGAAGATAAGAAGAGATCTATATTTTTACTCAAACCAGAATATGTTGCAATCGTCAAGGATGATTTCGAAAGTATCATGGGGTATGAGAGAGGTTCTGAGGGATATATCAACAAAAATATGAAGAGAGGAGATAACATCAGACTCTACTAGACAATAAAAAACCACCCTTTCGGGTGGTTCAACCTATTATTTATACACTTAATTATGCATCAGCGAGTTTTTGGAAGTAACTCAGTGCATCATCTTCATCCTCGTCACTAGTAGAAGTA